CCCATAACTTGAAGTTTGAGGAAATGTGGACAAGACAAATCTACGGTGTCAAAACGAAATCATGGTATTGGTGTACAATGAACGCCGCTCATTTGATAGATGATAGAGCCAACTATTCCGGACTAAAGTTTCAAGCATACATAAACTATGGGGTGGAGGGGTATGACAAGGCTACTGATAAATATAAAAAATCAAAGGAAGGAGAGAGTTTCAACACATTTGATAAAGCACCACTGCAAGATCTATTACTGTACAATGGTCTGGATGCTTTATTGACTTATAAATTATTTCAAGATCAGGAAAACAAATTCAGGGAAAATCCAGGTTTGACTAAAGCAAATGATCTGTGGATGGATGGTTTACTTGCTTTAACCGATGCACAAGATCATGGTATCTCTATGAACAAAGAGTACTACGATCAACAAGAAATTGATCTTGGTAAACAAATCAAAGTGTTGTTTACTGAGATTATGAATAGTAAGGAGGCAAAAGAATTCAAAAGAGTTGCCGGCCATGAAATAAATCTTCGGTCATCCAAAGATCTGAAACAATTACTATTCGACATTCTTGGATTTGAACCAATGAAATTGACAGATTCTGATAATCCATCGGTAGATAAAGATGCTTTGGCAGAAATTGATTCCCCATTCACAAAGAAACTGACTGAGATGCGAATACTGGATAAGATAAAAGGAACATACCTTGCCCAGTTCATTCGGGAGATTGAAGATGATAAGATGCATCCATTCTTTGATTTGCACACAACCAGAACAATGCGGTCCAGTAGTAGTATGCCCAACTTTCAGAACATACCAGTCAGGAATGAATTAGCAAAGAAATGTATTCGTAGTGGTATAATCCCAAGTCCGGGAAACCGACTATGCGAAGTCGACTATGGTTCTATTGAGGTGCGGGTTGCTGCGTGTTTTACTAAAGACCCCGTACTTATCAAGTATATTAATGATCCAAAGTCTTGTATGCACAGGGATCAAGCAAAGAAGATTTTTAATATGACCACCGAACAGGTAATGCAAAAGGTTGATGGTTCATCAACTAATTTGAGATTCTACGCAAAGAATCAATTTGTGTTTCCTGAATTTTACGGAAGTTGGTACAAAGCCTGTGCATCAAAGATTTGGGAAAACTGCATGGACTTTAGTTTGAATGGTGATAAAGTAAAAGATATAGTAGGAATGTCCTACCCACAGTTTGAAAGTCATCTCAAGAAGGTTGAAGATGATTTCTGGAACAGATTTAAAGTGTTCAAGAAATGGCAGGAAACATCTATTGCCAACTACATTAAAAATGGTTACGTTGAAATGTTTTTTGGTCATAGAAGAGGAGGGTACTTAAGTCACAACAAGATTATCAATACACCGATTCAGGGAACGGCTTTTCATTTGCTGTTATGGTCACTTATAAGAATCAACAACATCAGGAAATCCGAAGAATGGCAAACAAAAATTATCGGTCAGATACATGACAGTATCTTATTTGATCTATACCCACCAGAAACAAAGCATGTGTTAACAACGGTGAAAAGAGTTATGTGTGAAGATATTAGAAAAGAAAATACTTGGATTGTAGTACCCTTAGATGTTGACTTTGAAATTACACCCATAAATGGAAGCTGGTATGAAAAGGAGGGGATATAGTATGAAGGTAGACCAACCATTACATTTAAAATATCGGCCAAAAACCTTCGATGAAATAATTGGTAATGAAAAAGTGGTAGAATCACTAAGATCCATCATCAATAGAACGGAAGGTCGACCACATTCTTTCCTACTGTCTGGCCCGGCGGGCTGCGGGAAAACATCCCTGGCCAGAATCATCAAAAATGAATTGGGATGTTCAGACAGAGACTTCAAAGAATTAAATATGTCTGATACCAGAAGTATTAACGACATGAGAGATATCATTGGCAACTCGAAGTTTGCTCCAGTGGTAGGACCTTGTAAAATCTATCTTCTTGATGAATGCCATCGGCTGCTTGTAGATGCTCAAAACTCTATTCTGAAAATTTTAGAAGACACTCCGGCTCATGTTTACTTCATTCTTTGTACCACCGAACCAGAAAAACTTTTGAAGACTATTAGATCCAGGTGCACCAAGTATCAAGTGGTGTCGCAGAATAGTCATGGGATGACCAAACTTCTTAAATGGGTGGTGGAAGAAGAAGAAGCAAACTGGATAACTGATAAAGTAATTGCTGAGATTATAAAAGCCGCAGAAGGGTCCCCCAGAAATGCTCTGGTCATACTCGACTCCATTATAGACTTGGATAAAGAAGAAACCATGATACAGACTATTGTCGATTTTTCAGTTAAACAAGAGTCTGTTGTTAGTTTATGTAGGGCGTTACTGGATGCAAAACCATGGAAAACAATCAGTGAAATATTATCCAACATTGAGGATGAACCTGAGAAGGTAAGATATGCTGTTCTTGGTTGGATGAACTCCGTTTTGTTGAAAGCAGAAAATACCAGAGCAGCGGAGATCATTGGTAACTTTTTGGAGAGTTTCATGTACTCCGGTAAAGCCGGATTGACACTGGCTTGTTTCCTATCTACTCCTGCATCGAAAAACAAAAAATAATTTTTGCACAAACGATCTGGATTTAGTATAATGGTGGTGAAAGGGGGGGAGAAAATGGATGAACAAAGAAATGAATACCAAGAGGATCTTGCTATTGACAAATACCATTTGGAGAATGAATGGGATGAGCAGGCATTGTTGTTTATGAAATGGGCAGAGCGGCATGTTGAAGCTTTGCATATCAGAGATAGTTTAAAAGATAAAATGGACTTGGTCAAAGCACAAATCGACATGAATATCAGAAGTGAACCGGTAAAATTTGGTTTTGATAAGAAGCCAACAGAAGCAGCCATATCTAACTGTATTATTGAAGATGTAGAATATCAAAAGATTTCTGCTGAGTATCTTCAAGCCAAGAAAGATGTAAATATTTTACAAGCAGTCAAAGAAGCTATGGAGCATAAGAAAAAAGCTTTGGAGGCAGAAACGAGTTTGTGGATTGGAGGATTTTATTCTAACCCCAAAATTCCTGATATTGCAAGGAGGACCGCCGAAGATCAAGTGAGTGAAGATGTTCGAAAATCGTTGAAACGTCGGAGTAAAATATAATGGAAATATGGTGGTGGTTGCTGACAACTTTGTTGAGTTTTATAGGGTTGTATGTACTTGTACGGGTGTTATCATCGGCAATGTTTAGAAGTTACTTTGAAATCAAACGAATAGAGGAGAATAAAGATGGCGAAAAGAGATCGAGCAGCAATGGCAGCAGCATTGGCAAAGAGACAGGAGGAAAGTGGAAGTCTTAAAAGTGGTGGGTTTATTTCAATCTTCCGAACTGATCATGGTCAGGATGTGCAATTTTGGAAAGTGAAAGAAGGGGATCACACTTTGGATATCATCCCTTACGAAGCGGGAGATAATGATCCGAATCCAAATGTGAAAGCTGGTGATCCGGCATATGTATTGAATCTCAAAGTTCACCAGGGGGTTGGAGCGGCAGAGGGTAATTACATCTGTCCAGCAGAAAACTACAACAAGCCCTGTCCTATTTGTGAGCATAGACGACAACTGAAACAGGATGGCGCAGATGATGATATTATCAAGGCCCTTTATCCAAAGCAGAGATGTGTCTACAATATAGTAGTATACGATACCCCGGAAGAGGAAGAGAAGGGAGTGCAGATTTGGGAAACTTCCAGGTTCTACAGTGAACGGTTATTTGCGAAGTTGGCGGCTCCAAAACGAAGACGTGGTGGTGATGTCGGCAAGAAAATTCAATTTGCTTCCCCAGAGATGGATGGTAAAGCTATTCAGTTCACCAGAGAAGGAACAGGGGCTACATCGACCAGCTACCTTGGTCATCTATTCATTGATAGGGATTATATTATTGATGACTCGATTCTGGACCAGGCCTTTTGTCTTGATGATCTGATTTCAATCCCAACCTATGATGAGTTGTATGAAGCCTACTGGGGGGAAGCCCGAGAAGATATAGAAGAAAAGGAAACAAGCCCGGCACCAATTGTCAGGACCAGAACCAGAAGCAGAGTGGTTGAAAAACAAGAGCCAGCAGAAGAAAAAGAAGAGCCAGTAAAGAAGAAGGAAGTTTCAAAGACAGTTGACAATCAGTGTCCGGGTGGTGGAGTTTTCGGAGTCGACATTGACAAGTTGGAGGCATGTGAAGATTGTTCGGCAGCTATGTGGAAGGCCTGTGCAAAAGCTGGGATCAGTATAAAACAAGAAGAGCCCGAAGAAAAAGAAGAGCCAGCAGTACAAGAAAAAGAAGAGTCGACCAGAAGACGACGAGGTCGTAGAGGGTAATGTTGAATAGACGAAAGACTGCTGGGGAGTATGCGAAAGAGGTGGAAGAGTCCATCTCTGCCCCAGCAGAACAGAAAGTGGAAAACGACTTGGTATTAATCCCTACCGGATCAATAATGCTGAATCTCGCATGCTCGGATTCAATTAGTGGTGGCTATGGTGGGGGCAAAATTGTAAATATTATTGGTGACAGCTCGGCTGGTAAATCCATACTTGCCCTAACTGGTCTTGCCGAAATGTGCTATAATCCAAAGTTCGATAGATACAAACTTATTTATGACGATGCAGAGCAAGCAAGGGAGTTCAACATTGAGTATTTATTCGGTAAGACAGCATCTGATAGAATTGAGTTTCTCGATGGAGATGCATCTGAAACCATAGAAGACTTTTATGGTAATGTGTTAAGAGAGTTGGATGGGCAACAACCTATTGTTTACGTTTTGGACTCTTTTGATTCTGTTACATCTGAGGAGGAACAAAAACGATCCGAAGAATACAAAAATAACAAAAAGAAAAGTGGGTCATACAAAACCGAAAAACCAAGGATGGCATCAGAAATACTTAGGGTCATAAAAGGGAAAGTAAAAGACTCTTCATCTCTGATCATTATTATAAGTCAAACCAGAGATACAATTGGTTTCGGAGCAATGTTCACCCCTAAATCCAGAAGTGGTGGCAAGGCACTGAAATTCTACTGTACCCACGAAATATGGTTATCCGTTCTTGCAGCAGAGAAGTCAAAAGACTTGGTGATTGGCAATTGGGTGGGAGTAAAGATATCCAAAAACAAACTGACCGGGAAAAAAAGGGATGTTACATTTCCTATCTACTATGACTATGGGGTAGATGATGTAACGGCTTCGGTAGATTTTCTTTTAGAAATGGGGACTTGGAAGAAAGTATCCGCAGATAAGAAGAAAGGAATTTCAGCAGGTGTAAAGAATAGTCTCGTGGACACTTGTTCAAAGAACCGCTTGATACATACTATTGAAACTGATGATCTCAAAGAAGCTCTGTTTCAGGAAGTCCAAAAGTCATGGAATGAAAGGGAGGAATCGGTAAAACTTGATCGTACACCAAGATTCGGTGGTTCATGATGATACGGGGTAATACGATTCAACAGAGGAAGCTATGCACATAATCATAGATGCAAATAACATTGCACATCGGGCTAAACATGTTAACGGTTCACTTGACGATGGGATTATTTTCGGATTTCTGAATCAGGTACTTACCTTGTCTAAGATTCTCGACTGTCCCAATTTTATCTTCTGTTGGGACAGTCGACAGAGTTACAGAAAGATTCTTTACCCGGAGTATAAAGCAAATCGAGTGAAGAATAATCTTACGGATGAGGATTTTGATGCTTTCCAACAATTCAAAAGATTACAATCCGAAATATTGTTCAGTCTGGGATTCAAGAATGTGTTTATGCAAATCGGGTATGAAGCAGATGACCTCTTGGCAGTCATTGTGAAAAACTTCCCAAGGGAGTATATAATTGTCTCTTCCGATGAAGATTTGTATCAATTACTGGGTTATGCATCAATTTATCAACCTATAAAAAAGAAGATTGTCACTCAAGGTTCTTTTGAACGAGAGTATTGTATCACCCCTTCAGAGTGGCCTACAGTTAAAGCTTTGGCCGGATGTTCCAGTGATAATGTAATCGGTATGGCAGGAGTTGGTGAAAAAACAGCAATAAAGTTTCTGAATAAAACTCTCAAACCGGGGAAGACATTTGATAAGGTGTCTTCCGAACATAAATCTATGATCGAAAAGAATCTACCTCTGGTAAAATTGCCTTTCATTGGGCCCAAACCAATACAAATAACCC